TCTGAAGATGATGCAGATCTGACGCCGTATGCAGATTTGACAGAGAGCTGGGCAATTTCAGCTCTGCAAGCCAAGCTTGGTGGTGCGGAAAAGGTTGCTGAAATCGAAGCTGCGCTCCAGTCACAGATTGATGAACAGCGTACGCCGACGACTGGTTCTGGCCTGCCTTGGTGAAAAAGCTAAACTAAAGACACAGATCTAGGTTCCTGGGTTGCTGTCATGGCCCTTTATCCGTTTACAACTGCGGCTCTGACCAGTCTGACAGCAACAGGCACGACCAATTCCATTAAGGTCAACGCGCAGGCAGTTACGTTCCAGGTGACGGTGAGCAGCATTGGAACGAATGTGCAGGTGCGTTTTGAGGGCAGCCTTGACGACACCAACTTCTTTAATCTTGACGACGAAAATCAAGACACCACGATCTCCGCTGATGGCACGACTGGATATTCGCTGAGTGGAACTCCTGTCGAGTATGTACGGTTGCGTCTGGTGAGCATCACTGGTGGGACGCCTACTGTTGCAACAGTGGTTGGAGCCCTTTGAGGCATGTCGGGAAGATTACGCACCAGCATCAACATTGGATTAAACAACGGGTTGCGCCAAAGCATCTCAGGTGGCGTTGCCGTCGCGCCTGTTCTCAAAAACTTAGTAACGCAAGGCAGTGACCAGCTGATTACCCAGTCTGGCGACAACTTCACAGGAAAAGTTTGATGCAACGACCTGACCCGATGATCGCCGCAAAGCCTGGTGCGGAAGACGTGCAGGCGATGGCGGCTAGAACGCTGTGGCTTGAGGAGCTGTACTTTTTGGATGGCCGTGATCAAATCAGCCACCCTCAGCGTGGTCTGTTTACCGGACTGTCTCTTAAATATCAGAGCTTGCAATCAACTGACGGGATCTAATGGCTAAATCACTTAGCGGACAAAATTTTGTCCCTAGCAAGCCAAAAAAGACACGTCAAGGCAATGGATCACATTCCAAACCGTCCCATGGACGGAAGAAGTATCGTGGCCAAGGAAAACGCTAATCCTCTTTCCAATGCTCAAACTTTTCATTGCGAGTGGTGTCGCCGTTTCAGCAGCTGCGCTGGCATCTCCTGCTCAAGCCGAAGGTTTTTACTTGAACCCTGAGTTCAACGCAGGTTGGTCTGGCTCTGATTTCACTGGATCGGTTCTTGAGGGTCATGTGGGTTACGAAAAAGGTGGCCTCTACCTGCAGGGAGGACCGGCTCTGGTTCAACCTGATGGCGGCGAAGCTGAACTTGGCTTCTCAGGCAAAATGGGTATTGGAGCGGATGTCTCTGAATCCTTTGGTGTTTACGGCGAAGTTTCTGTCGCCAAGTTCGAAGACGCCGATGCTAACTATGGCCTTAAGGCTGGCCTGAAGTACAAATTCTGAGCTAAAACTTAGTTAGGGCTGCAGTGCCTCTTCCTGGTCACACAGCAGGGAGGGGCATTTTCTTTTAGGAGCCACCATGCAACGCATCTACAATTTCATGTCGTTGGCCGCCTTCATCATGAGCGGCACGTTGACTGGAGCGACGATTGTTGCCTTTGCTCGCGTTCCAATCATCGTTCAAGACTATTTGGACGAAGCCACCAGCGGTGTTATTGACGAGGTAACAGAAGTTATTCCTGGTCAGATCGAGCAAGCAATGCCTGAACTGCCCAAAGCAACTGGTCCTGCGATCAGGTCACCATTTTAGTGTTGGCGGTTGGATCGTCGTCATGAGCTTCAGGTCCGAAGCCTTCTGCTTTGATCTGCTTCATGTCTAGCTCTGGAGCGGGAGCTATCGGCTTTTGATCAAACGACGCAAGCCATTCGCGTAGAGCATCACCAGTTGGCGTGCTTTTTGGCCACTTGACCCACTTAAGGATTGCTTTTGGGTCGGTAAAGAGCCTTGCTGTTTTACCAGCCATTACGGTGTAAACAACGGGAGGCCCTTCGCGTCTGCGATTGCGCTCAATCCAAAGCTCTTTACCTGCTGTAAAGCGTTCTGACTTCATGGAAGAGATTCGTGAGATAGACGTGCCTGAAGTGAATGTTTTGGTCGGTTTGCCTCAGGTTTACATGCCTGCAGCTCCGCCAGTGACGTTGCAGCTGGGAGTGCCAGTCATTGATTTACCAGCATTTGATCCGTTGGACTTCGAGCCGGAAGTTGTTGCACCAGCACCTGCCGTACCAAGAGCAAAACCACCAAAGCCGCCAGAGGTGAAGTTGCCCAGGATTACACTGCCTCAGCCTGAGCAACCGGTGGTTGAAGCGGTAGAAGAGGAGCCAGCGTTAATACAACAGGTGATTGAGGCACTGCCCAGTATTCCACAGACAACAACGGTTGCAGCATCTTCCGTCATTGGTGTGACTGCTGGATTGTGTACGCCGTTTTTGCTGAAGTTAGTTCGACCGATCATCAAAAAGGCCGCTCAAAAACTGCAAAAAGCTTTGGGCCGCCAGCCAGTTCCAAAAGGTGTTAGTGCCCGACGTGCGCTTCAGAGGTCGTTGAGGGGATGAGATGCGTGTGGGGCGTCGGCGAATGAATGAGGACATCAGCGCAAACTTTCTCATAGGGTGAGCCTTTGGCAAACCTAATACCCTTGAGCTTAAGTTCGCCACAATGCTTCAATCTACTGATCTCAAAATCCAACCTTTTGTTAGCAAGTAGTTGTTTCTGGAGCGCCAATTGAGTATCAACTGCTGCTTTACATCGCTCCTGTAAGCCGCCATCTAGTGGAATTGTTGCCTGAATAGACATGCCTAGATTCCAGTTGTAGTTATCCTTTTGGCCTGTTCTGGTGTCCTTGAAGAACAAGACATCACCCGGGTTGTCTAAACGGCCATCGTCGTCTAGATCCGTCAGGTCATATACGGGGTCTTGGTATGACGACTCAAACGGTCTGCCAAACGACTTTGCGTTGTTCATATATGGAGTGACAGTCAGCGTCGGACCTTGGCATTGAATGCCGCCTCCATAGATGTTTGAGATTGCATTGCCCTGCAGCACCTGAACCGCTTGGTTGCTTACCGATCCAGATGATGTTGCTGTTGGAGCGGCAGTTGCAGAGATGCCGCCAACATCTTGAGCGTTGACTGGAGCGGCAAAGACTATTGCGAGAAGGCTGAAACCGTATCTGTAACGCTTTCGATTTCGGTAGTGCGCGTAATTGTCGTGATGTTCGACAACCCTGGCCCTGAAAAGGTTTCGACGAATTGGAATGCCTCGCCAGGTCTGACGATTGACCAGTTTGGCCGCTTCTCTAAAGAAGTCCATCCGTTAATCGTGCTGCTGACGACAGGGTTGATTGGAGCGTCAGGCGCGATGTTGACGCCACTGGCACTGTATTCAAAACCGGTGTCAAAGTTTTCGCTGACAATAATTTCCGTGACTTTGGACTTTGTCTCTGTTCGAGACGTAAGGGTTCCGTTGGTGAAGTTAGGCACGACGGGGATAGCTTCTGCTGCTGGAGCGAGAAACAGCAGAAGCGGCAGCCAACGCATCAGTCGACAGTGATTGAGGTGACGACTTGTCCGATTGCGGTTGTACCTGCACCGCCAGCGGTGATGCTGAGTTCACTACCAGAATCAATGGTGCCAGCAAGGTTGCCAGCAACACCACCTGAAGTGGTTGTAGTGCTACCCAGCATCGGCAGAGCAGTTACGACTCCTCCGGTGACTGTGGTTGCTGATGGCGTTGCGTCTCCTTCAAGGAAGCTTTCCGAATACGAAAAGCTGTCACCAGCATTAGTAATACTAAAAGCGCCAGGAGTGTAACCAACAGCGCTGCCGGGAGTAAGTGTCCCCATAGCAGGCACAGTGTCCAAAGTGACGTTAGAGCCAGATACTGCCAGCGAGCTTGGAACGCGATTTGCGACTGATCCAGCTCCATCGACTGTCAGCTGAACAGAGGACTGAATCTTGTGGGTGATGTCGGCTTTAGCAGGCAATGCAGCTGCCAAAGTGATGCCCAATACCAGGAGTGCGCGGTTCATTTGATGCCGGACTTGGTGTCTTTATTGTCAATGATAGAGGGCTTTTTATTTCCATTTCCATTGCCCTTGCGTTCAATCCCAAACGAAGCCATCGCACCAGTCAGAAGTGACGCCACGAACGTGTTGTCCATTTTCATCTGAGGGAAGATCCCTAGATAGGAAACGGTTAGCAGTGTCGCGCTCCAGAACAGGACAGCGCACTTGACAATGTCAGCGACACTGACGCCTTCTTTGTGATCATCGTCCATCGGTTCTGCCATGATGCAACCAGTGTTTAAGGCGGTTCATGGTTGAAGTGTGGGCCGCCGTCGCTGGCGCGTCAATCACAGTTGCTGGACTTGGCGTTTCGGGCGTCAATCGTCAAAGTCGCCAGGGTCAAGACTCGTTGATTCGGCTGACTGCTGCTGTAGACAACTTGTCTGGAAGGCTAGACATCCTGCACCAGGACATCAAAAGCAAGGAAGTCGAAGTCTTCGGAAGGTTGAGCGAGTTGGAGCGTTCAGTGGCAAGACTGGAAGGCCACAGTGATAGGCACTAACGTATTGGTGGTATTTAAGGCAATCCAATGCTTTTAATTCTGAAGCCATTCTTGATGACCGCATGGAAATCAAGAGCGTTTAAGGAGTTGATTGTGGCGATGCTTGAGAAGATTGTCGCAAGAACCGACAACGATTTGGATGATTTGGCCGTAAAGCACGTCCGTCAGATGCTTTTGCCTGACACAAGAGTTGAAAAGTGAGACATGTCGGGCATCATCCAAGTGATCCTGCTGTTGCTGGTCATGGGTCTTGCCCTGCTGCCGTTCTTTCAGTTTTTTCGTGGTACGCCCCATCAGCTGGCTGCAATTAAACAACTTGAGGAGTCAATGCCAGCGGCGGTACTGGAGGAAAACGACGCTGA